GACTGAGAAGTTGGCGACTATACCATCGATTATGGTTTTAGCGGGGTAGTATTCGGGGATGATGGGAACGGGTTCTGTTATCACAGAGTAGTTGGGTTCTTGAACGGTGCATACTACTTCATCATCGGAAACTAACCAAGAGTCGGGTGTGACGGAAGGCTGGTATCCTAGAAGGTCATCGTGTGCAACCTTGCTATTCTTTAATCCGAGCCAATATAGCAACAGTGTGCAGAGTACCAGGTCGTAGAACAGTTCAAGAGCGGGTGTGATAGCGAACGTATCAGGGTTGAAGATTGACATTGTTTTACCGTTGTGTCCGTTGGACGATTTGGTTATTTGTTCAATGGTAGCACACCCTGATTAATCTAGCAAGACCATTCAGCCTTATCTTGGTATTCAATATGGTAACGTTCATTCCACTCAGCTAGCGCCCGGTTGTATAGTTCACCTTCTATCAATGCACACTCGCTGGCTAAAGCGTCACAGTTAGGCGATTGTTTACATTTAAGCTGGTTACCCATCAGCCAGTAGAACCGTGCTTTAAGGTGCATTATCGGAATGTGGGGGACAGTTGCGGGAGTTAAGATCTGCTCAAATAAAGCGTGAGCATGGGGTGGGTAAGACAGTGTGGCGATCGCCAAAGCAGTATCTTCGTTCATGGGTATTAAATATTGGGTAAAGGGTATTGGACGTTAGGCGGCGAGTCTGGTTAAGGCGTCGCAAGGTCGTAAGATGGACTTACGAGCAACCTTGACCATATCTGTGAAGCTGTAGACTTTGGGAGCTTTAGGTGGTTGCGGGCGCTTGAACGGTACAACGTTAGGACTGGGCTTAGTTGCAGGCTTAGGCGCTACCACAGGTTGAGCTACGGTCTCATTTACTGGTTTGTCTTTCAAGTGGCAGCAATCCCAGTACAGAGGCTCCGGTACTTCACAGGTGAGCAAGCTAGAGAACACTGGACGCTCATCTAGATTGCAGTAAGTACCTTCTAAGGGTGAGGGTTGCCCGTATTGTAAAACATAATCAGCAAGTTTAGCAGTAGAGCTGTTAAGTGCAATCTTGGGTGTGCTGAAATCTTGCATTAAAAGCTTACAAGTTGCTTTGTATGCTTGAAAAGGTGTTTTAGCTGCTTTGATTGATGGATTCCAGGATAGCTCGGCTACGATTTGGTTAACGTTCATTTTGGTTTTGGTGTGTTTTCTCTGACTTCTAAAGACTAGCAAAAAGGAAAGCCTAGTGTCAAGTACTAGGCTGTGGTTCATTATGGTTTACCGTAATACCTTACCATACTTTCCCTCTACCATATTCCAGAGGGAGCAACCAAACTGATATTGCTTTGACTCAAAACCCCAGATGTGTTTAATAATGTATTGCCTGGTTACCTCATGCCCACTAGGTAGCGTCCCAGCCGTTGAAGCCTTAGCTGACTCGTAAAGGTAGCTAAGATAAGCTTCTAACGCTTCAGGAGTTTTACCGAGCAACATGGCGACTTCATCAGGGGTCGGCTCCGGTGGCAAAGGCGTGGTAACGGTCACAAGCTCGGTTGGGCTACTATGGGAAACTTGTGGAACTGTTGCAACAGGGAGAGCTTTGAGTTGCCACGTACCCGGTGGCGGTGCAATACCATAACGGTTGTCTACTGTAACAAAGTACTCATCTTTCTTGATTTGCTCGGTTACCCATTTCCAGTAAGGTTCCTCATCTGTGCCACGCGATCGCCCTACTTGCTCCCTGATATGTTCCTTGGCAAAGACACCCATCCTTATATATCGGAGATTGTTCCTTAAATCACCTTGCCCCTTAATATCCAGGCTCTCAACCGATGCACCTTGTACCATTAGGATTAGCCTAATCGATACCTTCCTTGCTTCCCTGACCAACTTAGACCAGAGTTCCTTTACACCTGGTAACTGCGAATAGAGCAAGAACTCATCCAAAGCAACGATGATCGGCTCACCACCTAGAAACTTGCCAGAGTCATCGTGTTGGTAACGTCTATCCATCTCCCAGTAGAGCGCGTGTAACAGCTCACAAGCGTTGGGTTGATATTGACCAGTTAAGCAGTCCTGCCACGAGTAGATTGGCTTCTGTTGAGTCGGATCACCATTGAATCCATTGCCCACGTCTCTACCAGGGAACACGAAGTTGAACGCCTCAAACTCGCCACGTTGCCAATGTGGAACCACTGCGACCGTTAAGGCGGGTTGCATCAGCCCAGCGATGTTATTGACCATCGTACTCTTGCCCGCTCCGGTGTCACCGACTAGGAGAATATGAGGATACTTATCGGGCTTGTCCTTAATGTCTTGCCAGTTGAACAGCTCGAAGGACTCAGGCTCAACCTGCTGAATCATTATCTGGTATTCTACGTTATTACGTGCCAAGTTACTCAAAGTGAGACGGTTGCCCAATATTGACGCTGTATCGTCATCAAGCTTAGAGGCGGCAACAGCCACACCGTTCATCGCTAGACCGCTATATAACCATGCAAGATTCTTAGAGGTTGCATATTGCCAAAAGGTTGCACAACTAGCAAGGGTAGTGACGGTGACAATGCCCTTAGATATTGCCCAGATTTTATAAGCTTGCTGGGTGTTAAACTGTGTCATGACAGCACCACTATAGTTGTTATCACAAGTACACCAAGTCGGATTAGGCTTAGTGTTTTAGGTAGTCCCGACATTAGGCAACTTCCAACAGTCAACATTAGGATGAGGATTAGTAACGGTATCAATATCCACGGCATTACAGGAACCAACGTCACGGTGATCGCCGTCGCATTGACCCAGATTAAGATATCTGTTATGGCGTTGATAAGGTTGGGACGTATCCACACCATCTTAGTGTAGCCATCCATCCACTGACCGCGTAGGTCGGAAGCGTCACCTAGGTCAACTGGCTGATATTGACTACCTAGGGCATTGTCACCCTTTACGAGTAAATCGACTTTATTGTTGTTGGGTGTTGCCATTGCAGTAAACCTGTATAATGTTGCTCGGTTGCGTAGGTAAGTTAGTAAAAAGGTAGCCCGCTACTCCAGTCAAAACTATGGAATAGGTTAGGCTACCTGCAACTAGAGTTCTTAAGTTAACTAGCTCTTTCTCTGAGTCCGGCATGGTATCGCCCTATAGCTGATACCATCATAGCACACTTTTGGCGGAATGAGCCAACGTCATGTTTATTCTGGATAGTCCAGTAGGAAGCTTGTTCTCTGTCGATCGAGCAAACATTACTACTCAAACTAACGTCGGATTCCCGCTCTACTCCCCTCCCCGTAATACGCACGAAAGCAACTGGAAACTCTTTCGCTAGAGTGTTGATGAACTCCAGTTCTTCTGGCTGACGGGTGTCCGTGATTATTATGCTTTTCCCAGCCATAAGCTTCACCCTGAGTTGCCATTTGGCGGCGTCCTTGAACATTGACAAGGCTAGCGGCTTGGTTGTCACATTCTCCTTATAGAGCATTACTAGTAAGTTTAGGTAAGTGTAATCTTTACCTGGCACTAGCTGATGACGATAAACGTCTTCCTCTAAAGCATTCAAGGGTAGGTAATATAAATGCTCAATCGCTCTTTTTACACCCCCGACCCACTTGAACACCTCTTGATAGCCTTTAGTAAGTGCAACATCAGCAAAGGTGTCTTTACCTGAATCGCTCAATCCTAGCACAACTATTAATGGATTCATACTAATACATCTCCTTCGGATGTGAACCGTAGTTGCCCATGAGCAAGTAGCCGTAAGACAGCTTTAGCTGATTCAGTCGCCTGTGGATGGTTGCCGAAATAGCAAATAGCATTGATTACCTTATCCATCGGTAGGGTTGCCCGAAAGTAATCTTGAGTGCGAGGCGGGAACTTACCAAGGTACGCAGCGAGTGTAAAAGTAGGAACGTTTAGGAGTTCAGCAACGTTGCTGATGGTTGTAAGCATATAAGTAGTCATCGAGTTAACCTCCAAGTGATATTAATATTGTATCGCACCAGCAGCGATCGCGTCAAGTATCTCACCCTTTTTAATGCTGTAACCTTTTGACACATTGTATGGCATATCAGGCGTCGCCGAGTCAGCATTCGGTTCCTTGAGATAGTACTCTAGCACTTCAATCGATGAAGCGTAAGCACGGTTGAGCGGTAAAGTATTTAGACCCATTTCCTTGATGTACTTTGCCCAGCAATAACAGTGTGCCAACTGCATAATGTACGCGAACTGTAGCTCATAGCCATCCTTAACCATATAGGCTACTTCATCGTGACGACTCAGGAGGAAACGGCAAGGAACATTAAACTTTGCAGCAAGGTAAGGGATTAGGGTCAAGACGTGATTCAGCATAACCGAACCTGTAGACTGTATCACGGCGTTGTTTCTGGTAGTTGCATAGTCCTTCTGTCCGCTGATTGACCTAGAAAGCTGCATTCCACCAAACAATGCACGTAGTGGAAACTCAGCACCTAATCGTTTAAGCACTCTGAACATTGCTGAGGCAATACCGCCTATTGGTCTGCCGTCTACCTTAACTCCTACGAATGAAGCCATGAACTTTTGCACGTACTCCCTCGCAATCTCTTCGGAAATGCCACCTTTCATCGCAGTCAGCAACAGCGTCTGGAACCCGGCTCCATAGATGATAGCGTATCCGAAGTTTTTAATAAGTGTCCGATTTGTGATTCCGGTAGTCTTTGAGTTGACACTATGAAAGTCCGTGCCTTTATCCTTTGAACCAATCTCAACTACCATGGCTAACGGCGTTGAGCCAATGTAGCCTAACTCAAGGCAACCAACATCAGAGGATAGTCGCAGCTCTTGAGAGTCGAAGTCAAACTTTAAAATCTTCCAACCTTTCGGCGCTCGGATTAAGCTGAGGAAACCTGAACCAATACTCCCTAGCTTACCCTTGGCTGGATTAGCCCCTTTGGCATGAGCAAAAACGTGGATATCCTTATCACCTCTGCGACCGCTTATCGTCTTATGTGGTACAGTCTGAGGCACATACAACGGTAAGGTGTTACCTTCAAACTCAACGTTCTCAACCTTCATCAGGTTGACACGCTTCCTCATGGATACCCATATCACGGTGGATTCAACCTTGGCAAGCAACGGCTTAAGGGTAGGGTGATTGGTCGTTAAAAGTTGCTCGTTGAATAGCTCCCTCATATCCTTTGAAAAAAGGGTAGTTGCTACCTTGTCCCCACCTTCCGGATGAGGCACTAACTCTTTATCAGTATGCCATCCTTTACCATCGGAATATCGGACTGGGTTACCGTTGTAGCTAATCTTTAGTAACAAAGGGACAATGCGCTTTCCTAACGTTAAACCCTCCTTCCTTACTATGTGATACCAGTTACTAGCGTCATGACTCCAGTTTAACTCACGCTCCCAAGGGTCAAGCCTTGAACGGTTAGAGCTTAAGCACTGCTCTACCGATGCGGTTACTTCATCTCCATTTGTGTAATAGTGCCCTAGAAGCTCCTTTAAGACCTCTAACCTATCTCGCTGTGTCTTTTCACGTTGCTTTGCTTTCTTAGCTACTGCTGCCTCACTGAGAGGCTTTTTAGGGTTTGATGGCTTAGGTGGTTGCAACGATCGTTGATATGCTTTGAGGGCAGTGATTAACTCTGTCTCATGCTCAAACCAATCACGATTATTGGCGGCTAACTCGTCTGCCCTTGCTGTTAACTCCTCATTGATTTGGGTAATGGTATCTTGATACATCCCCTCGGCATTAGGGTAGTAGTCATCCCAGCGATCGGGGTCTAATGGCACGATAGACGTCGATCCTATAAGACTCCCAGCCAGCTGAGTGTCCTGAGTATTCATACTCAAGTATTCAGGGTATATTTTGCCCCATAGTTCAGCACAGGAGAAGTTGTCATAAAAGCAGTACTCCAGGACTTGCCCCATGTGCGACCGTGCCCAGTCACCTGTAGTATCCTGAATAAGCTCGTCTCTAACGCCTTTATCTAACCTACGCCCAAAGTGGTAGTGATACACGTCGGCTAGTCCGTTGCTCGATGTCTCATCAACCCAACTCGGCATAAAGACGTTTGAGTCTTTCTCGTGTATTTTAAGGATTGGGACTTGCTGATTGCTTGCCCCACGGGTGATTATGTGGAAGGACATCAAATCAGGGAAAACATTACCGCTAGACTCTAAGCTCCACTCTGATTCAAGGTACATCCGGTCATAGCCGGGAACGTTCCAACCTGTGATAACATTGCCTGTGCCAAACGGTGTCCTCGTTGTAGTCTTTGCAAAGTCGGTCACCCAGACATACACAATGTATGAGCCATTGTCAAGGCAACGTAACGCAATGCAGCAAAGCGGTAACCACGCTTTCTCCTTACCATTCAACGGCAACGTCTCAAAGTCCAAAATGTACGCACTATTAGACGGTGGAACGTCTGTAGGTATCACACCCTTTCTCGGTGTAACGATGTTCCAGCCGGGTTGAAAGTTGCCATACCAAAACTCAGAAGCTGGCTTGGTCAACTTACCGGAAAGTGCCTGTGATGTCACAGCGTTGAAACGTTGCAACAACGGACGGTAAGGTTCAAGGTAAGCGTTAGCAGCCTTCTGAAACATATCCTTTGCCGACGTTGCCCAAACTGGCAACGGTAACTCACCGTCTTCGGTATCATCGGTTAAGTCTGATAATCCAAAGGAGTCAAGCTCACGATCTACAATCTCAACTACCGAATCAGGGATTAACGGCTGTGGTGTGGCAAATAGGCGACGGTGCAACTCAGGGCTGATGGTCTTTATAGACCTCATACCGTAGGTAGGTTCAGGCATAGAGGTTAGTTAACTCTTTTAATAACTCTAGCATAGCACCTTGTGTTCCCTTTGTCCGCTTGCTTGTCAACTTCTTAGTAAACCGCAACAGTTCCACTGTGTAAGCTGTGTCTCTGAGAGCATCTATGCTCAGTGGTACTTGTGATAACAGGTTAGCGGCGTCTGCTAAGTCTTTGCTCACATAGAAGTGACGCATCTTGAAAAATGATGCTTTCTCACAGAAGTCTGCTACGTCCACATAACCTGAAACAGTGTCAGAGTAGCGATAGTTGGAATCTCTGAGTGCTTGCTTAAGCTTCTCTGTTAACCCACGTACCTTTGGAAAGTTGTCCGGGTCGCCACTAAGCTCATTGAGGTATTTCCGGAGCGTCCCCATATCAAACAGGTAAACCGTTCCCGCCTGCATTATGGCGATTAGCTTTTGAGGGCTTGAAGTGTAGAACGGCTTAACATCCTTGCCACCGTCACAGGCTCTAATCTCATACAGCTCAAATCCGAACTCGCCCTTTTTACCATACATTGCCCCCGCCTCTTGACACTTAATGCTGAGGCATTTATCAACTATTCCTTGCCCGTCGGAAAGGTCAAACCGCCCTACGATGTCTATGTCATCCTGAAACTGTTCTTTTTTATCTGCTGAACGGTAACCGGTTAACAGTACTCCGTTTTCAAGAAGCGTAAGGGTAACAACCGCCTCGGCGATTAAACCCTTACGGGTTGAAGCTTGGTAGTAGTTTTCAGGCATTATAGACCTTTTGCTTTGCTTATGCTGGTGAATATACTACCCATATTAGCACGTAATGACTGTAATGCGCTGTTATCTTCGGAGATGTTTAGGCTCTCATATTCTTTAACCAGGATGGGTATTTCCTTCAGAGCGCTACGCCATAATGAAGCATATTGAACCGGATTGCTAGGGTAGCCAAATCCGTCTCCCTTAGTCCGTAGTAACGCTGCAACGTACTTGAAAGCATCAAGCGGTGTCTTACTCTCAGCTAGTACCTTGATTTGCCTAGCCTGTGATCGGAAGCATTCACCCGATGTGACAGGGGCGAGTTGCTGCATCCTCAAGCGTTTTAACGGTTCAGGTACTAAGTTGCTCTGCGGTTCAACCGTATAAGCGACTACCGCACTAAGAAGGTGATAGTTAAACTCCACATCATCAAGCAACTCTAAATACTGTTCTGGACGCTTTTGCTCTGCACAGAAATAAGCTATCGAATGCTTAATCGAGTCTACAACATCCTTTTTTGTGTTAAGAGAAAAGTTGTAACGTAAGAGCTGACGCTGCTCTCCAACCCAACCTTTTATGTTGGACTTATGCTTCTTGGTCAGCGCACCACCGTTAGGATTTGACTCATAACCAGCAAGCTTAAGGAACATATCAGCCGAACACCTCATCAGCCAAGCCGCTAAGAGGTCTGAAGACACTCCCAACTGTTCGGACAATGAATCCCACATAAACCCAGTCATACCCCTCAGAGCCGTCTTCTCACCCTTGTCAGGGTAGCCTGGTTCAATCCCATACTTATCTCGCAACTCTGCCAACTCATAACACGCCAAAGGTAGAAAGCGATCGTTAACGCCAGCGTCATCACTCATCATCAATGCCGGAATGTTCAAGCCGTTGGCGAGGAATAAGAACCCACCGGAGACAGGCTTTTTAATCACTACATCAGCACCACCTTTGGTATTGTCTAATACAGTGTCACCCGACGACCAAGCCTTTAAAATAGGGTGACGTACTATGTCTACCGTTTCCTCATTCAACACGTCCTTATGGGTACACCAATCACTCATCAGAGGCACAGCCCACCCAAAGGGATTATTCTTCCGACTATTCCAACTTGAGAGCTTAAAGCCAAGCTTCTCTAGAGCAGACTCGATACGGTTAACTAAGTCTGACTTACCAATAGATGCGTCGCCTACAAGCCCAGCAAAGTAGCGGTAGTCGTGTTCAACCTTACCCTCAGTGATATCATTGCCAGAACATCCGACTACCACACGCCCTAAGTTGAGCATAAACATACTCGCCTCAACATCTGGCATGATACTCAAGAGTTGCCGTGCATCAAGCTTGCGGACGCTATCAGGGAACCAACAGTGAGGAGGGACTACAATGTGCGTCCCGAACCTACCATCCATAGAACGTTTCTTATATGGCTCCGTTTGAGCCTTGCCAGATGCGATCGCCGCTAACTTGGTTTTTGGATCATTTTGAGCCGAGGTCAAGCTCTCGATAAACCCGAACCAACGCTTGCTACTCTCCTTATCCGTTGCCTCAACTTCGGCTGCTTCGATTGCCTTCTTCAAGACTAGCTCAGAGTCATCACGATTAGACGGCAGAAGCGGACGCTGATATTTGAAACCAGCAGGAATGTCTAATCCTGGAAACTTAAGCACGTCAAAATAGTATAGCTCTAAGCCGCACCAACGCCCACCGGGTACAGCTTCGACTATGATACCTTTACCAAGCATTGACTCACGGAATGACTCAAACACATTGACGGTTAAGCCGTCCCATGCAATACCGCCTGTCTCAAAGTCGTCGTCGTCATCCATGCGAGGATCGGTATAACGCATCACATCCATACCAGCGGGTAGCTTACTCATTCTGCAATCCTTTTAATATTAGATAGAAAGAAAGCGCCTAAGCTTACCATCATTGTAACACCTAGACGCCTTATTTAGTCAACAGTTCAGAGATTTAGTAGGTGAGGTCGGCTAGCGGTGAAGCGTCCTCAGAACCCCAACCTTCTAAATCAGCATCGTCTGTCTCATCTGCAAGGGGAGCAGTGGAAGCAACCGAGGGCAACCCGTAAGCGTCGGTATCGTCATCATCAGCGCCAAACCCTGACAGGTCAACACCACGAGTCATAATAGGGGTGCATACTAGGTATGCATTACCAGAGCTGGCGACCACTGCCGTACCATCAATCTTTAAGAGGAACTCACCCTCATCAAAGTGTAGGACTGAGGGAATCTCAAAGTTTTCCTTGGGAAGGCAAGACACTACCTTACCAGGTGCTGATATCCGCGCATCACCTAACTCATAGAAAGTGATGAAACCTTTCTTACCATACTCCCCATCACGGGTTTCAACCCAAGAGCTAATGTTTAAAGTTGCACCTTTATAGCGTTCAAGAGCTAGATTGGGTATAGTGTCAACAATAACATTACCGAGAACGGCTTCGAGGTTAGACGGTGTTTCATCATCTCCTAAAGCGTTCTGAAGCTCTGGTAATGTAATCTTGCTACCCTTTGGTAGGACTAAGCGGATAGTACCGTCAATCGCTTTCTTGCCATCAACGGTTGATGCCTTGAGAACGAAGTTGAGTCCATCCTTAGCAATCGAGAGTTGAGTGTCCCTTGCAAGGGCACTTACAGGGATAGTGAAAGCACCCCAACTCAGAACTGCAACGCCGCCCAAGTTGCCTACCGATGGGCTGTAAACACGGATGTTACCGTTCTTGTCTTGCCCAGTTGTGAAGGTGTATTGAGCCTCCTCAAGGTTGATAAAGAATGCCTTTGCCGTTTTGGCAACATCTTTAACCAGATTTTTCAGTTGAGGATTGTTAGCAATCTTAGCGTCTAAAGTGTTGATACGTCCGGGTACTTTGCCTGTCTTGGTCTTAAGAGCGTTTAACAGGTTTTGCAGGGTTGATACGTCAAACATTTGAGAATCCTTTGTTGTTAGTTAACTTTCTACATTGTAGCACGGGCTTCGAGAGTTGGCAAGTTATTCGTCGCTTGCCTTTAGAATGCCTTCCCCGATAGAGGTTATAACTCCACCTGTGAGGATAGCTAAGTAGCCAACAGCTATCCCTCCTACCCAACTACTATCCATTTTATCAACAACTACGCTCATTGGAAACACTAGAGTGATCGTGAGGGCGAACTGAATAAAACCTTTGTATGCTTTCATTGTAGTTTCTCTTGGTGTGGTTCTAACATGGTGGAAGCTTGGATGTCAACTCTTGACCAAGCTTTGATTCCGTCACGGCTTAAAGCAACTTCGGTGATAACCTGGATTTGATCGTCGTCGGCAACCTCTAAGGTTCTATCAGAAAGTAACCGGATGAAACACTTACCATTTGAAGTGTCAACATGGTTGTTGATGACAACCTCATTACACTCAGGCAAAGTGATTACGTAGCCACGCTTGATCTTGTAAGCTGGTTTGAATGTTGGCATTTGTCTTAGAGTTGTTTTGGTTAGGGTGGAAAGAGTCGTTATGGTAGCGGCGCTAACCTTGGCTCTTTCCTCTCATGTATTCACTATAACGCATCTGACGGCAACTGTGTGGTATTTCGTAAATGATGTCAGTTCGACGTATGGTGTAACGGATTCATACAAAGCTGCATACCACTACTACCCAACCGCTCTAACGCTTCAACGTTGATACGTGGCTTAATGGTAGACTTTAGCATCGTCCCAGCCTTGCGAACTAAACCCACGTCTAGCATTGGGTCATAATCAGTCGGCGGCTCCTTCAGAGAGATGACAGGCAGCAACGCCGCAACACCATCTGGATCACCTCCAACATTCGGTAGATTGTCAGACTTATCCCCCGTCCCCGCCTTATGCACCCATAAATCGCTCGGCTTCTGCATTGTTACTTTATATCCTACACTCCAGTTGCTTAAACGTCGGTAACGCGGGAACGCTCCATAAGTGTTGAGCCATGACGTGTACTCACTGATTAAGCCTATCCAGTCGTGGTCACAGGTCATTAGGTACAACTGGGCAGGGTCAGAGGATAAGTCATTAAGACGCACCAGTAACGCTGCCATATCATCAGCCTCATAGCCGTTGTTACTATCGGCTTGCCCTTCAAATAACCACCAACCATACTTAGCGATAATCATTCTCATCGCAGAGCGCACTAACACAATATTCGTCGGTGGCTTACCCCTGCCACCCTTGTAAACTATGGGCGCGGCTGGCTGAGACTTCTTACGCTTGAGTGGTATGATTTTAGACCATACATCATCCCGCAACAGATATTGAGTCCTCCAGTAAGGCTTGGTATCCATGCACCAAACTACCGAGGGTTGACTGTCAAAAGGCACGAATCCTAGACGCTCATTTGCCTGTGACCTGTCAGGCTGTAGCCATTTCCCCGATGCAACCCACATCATCTGAGCTTCTACAACCTTGTTCAAATCATATCTTTGACCACCTAACTTGTCTAACACTCCAAGAATATTATGTGCTATGACATTCATGTCAACTACTAAGATCTGTCTCATTGTTGCAACCGAATAGGTGTAAGCTCCTATTATAGCACAAACCATCCTAAAGTGGTAAACTCTAGGACGGCTTGGTTGTTGCAACAATACTACGGCTGAGTCGGTGCTACGGTTTGAACCCTGAAGTCACTTTACCGATGCTCTCGAAAACTGACTTAAACCGGGCTACGTACTCAGTGTTAGCACCAAGCAAGACAAAGGCAGAGTAAGCTGTTGAACCGACTATTCCCTTGCCAAAGTTAGGGTTAGGCTTCTCCTGGATGACTAACTCGTTATCAATGAGTTGAGCCTTGCCGAGTATCATCTTGCGTCCGTCTATCCACTTGATACGCTTTCGGCAGAAGCAAATAGGATAGTCCAGCAACCTTGGCTCTTGAAACAGCACCGAGGGGCTGAAGGCGGCAAACATTATAACGGACTCATTATTATGCCGTTCTGCCGTTTCCAAGGCTTTATATGCCCAAATAGCTGCTGGTATGGGTGGGTTGCAGTAAATAAAAGGATGCAGTCCCCAGTCCTGCTTAAGCCCGTCTTCTTTCACATCGTCTTCAACTGGGCAAGGGTCGTAGATGTTACTCGTCTTAAGTACCCTGCGAACCATAGAGTGCAGATACGGAGGCGTATACCAAGTCGAGGTGCTTTTACTCATGCTACTAATCCTATAAACTTCAGACGCGGCTCTAGCCCTAATGATTGAAACTCAGCCTTCACCTTCATGGCGTTACCCCAACCGTAGCATTTCCTCAATGATCCATCGTAACCCGTCACAATATAAAGCGCTTTCATCGGTTTATCCTTTGATTACCTCTATATAATAGCACGTTACGGTGGCTACTGGCTGGTTCATTTTGAACCATTTAATCTATGCCTAAATAGGTAGTGATTTTGCTTGACACTTTATTGCGGGGTGCGATACTATATAGAAGTCGAGAGAAAAGGGAAGCAACGAAAGGCGCTTACCGCTAACAAGGACTTACGAGTTCAACCTTAGCACACTTGAGACACTGACCGAGACTGACGTTTGCGGGACCGCTACGGTGGAACCCTTACAGATGTTAGGCAGCTCTCTTAAAGACATCACCACGCTTTAAAAAGGTACAGCCACGTTGAGCAGAGTCGTGGCGTGACGTGAATCTGACGGAAGAAGTGCGATACTAAGGTAGCCGTTCTGGGACGCGAAACATCGTTCAAGGTCTTAGCAAAATCAGCATTTAAGAGAGTTCCTTTTATCGAGATGTGTAGCACTTGGCTTTTCTGAGTGTCTGACGTGTCGCAGCGTCGGGCTTAACCAAAGTGAATCAAGTTGGAAATAACTGGCAGTTACATCTAGGCACTGCTGGGGAAATAAAAGGAGAGACACGGAGGGAAATATACACCAACCTGCTTAGTTGAGCCTAGACAACTAACTGAGCGGTGGATAACTCTTGCACTCGTCCAAACTCAACAAAGATTAGCCAGTAACCTGGAGACAGGTGCTGGCTTTTCTGCTGTCTATGTGTTATGATATGGGAAAGAAGCTTAAATCGAAGATTATGGAATATTTCCTACCACCTGGTAAGCATTACGGTATTGGTCGGTATAACTCTCGCTGGCATTTTAATCAAGCTGTTCACTTGCAATCATATTTCTACAATGAATACATTGATCAGTACGGTAATGTGGTTAAAGTACTAGTCCCTAAAGATTGGTCGATTACAGGTAGCTGGAGTATCAAGTCATGACTTGGTTAACAGATTATTACGAGGTTTTCAATGCCACGCTCTAAGTTTGAGAATGTCCCAACGCCGCATAACTCAAGGCTTGCTACCGTTATCAACTGGGGAACTGAGCCAACCTTGGCAACAATCATCCCTAGCAGCCGATCACCCGATTACGAGGGTTCACACCTGTTCTGCTGCTGCACGACTTACAAACGCCTAACAAGGGTGCTAACTAAGGCGTAAAACCGTTGCCAAGACTAAGCCGCTGAAACGCTGAAAAGATTTATTTGTTTAGGGGTTGACAACGCTAAGGTGATCGCGTTATCTTTAAGTAGTGAGGGACGAGCAAGTCAAGGGGACTGCGGTTGAAGCACCGATACCCGCTAGGGGTGAGAACCTAGCCGCCTATAACGCCACTGCTACTAGCTCCTCTCCTTCACTAAGCGAACCCGCCACGCCCTATCTGGGAAGGCGGGTTTCCTGATTCAGGTGTCCCAACGTTACCCAAAATGAGCCAACAAAGTTACCTGTCCTACGAACGTGCTAACGAAGCATACAGAGAAGTATTTGACAGTTATCCGCCTAAACCTTACAGTGATGGAGATGAAGATAGAGACTGCGAAGCCTTTGTGGTGGCTTGCTTCGTAAGGATATATCATCAAGACAGTCTTGACTTCAGAAAACATGAAATGTCTCTCCTGCAACGGCTTGAAGATTTTAACCGGAGATTCCCGCTAATCCAGCAATCCGTGCTATAACGCTTTGGCTACTCTTTTACGTGATAACAGAGTGTATGCCAGTAGAGTGTGACACTTTGCTGGCTTTTGGTATTGACATCCCTGACTGTTTAGCAGATACTTATAAGTAAGGGTTCGCCACCTAACGGCGCGGTAAGGGCGAGACGTTAGCCCAGTGGGGAAAGCCAACGAGCGTACCACCTAACAGAGCGAAATCAACAGGTTTACACGTTCAGGAGTTTGATTATGATTGAAGTTACTTGTTTCGATAACGGTTTTGAATCTTTCACCATTGACCTTTCAGAAGTCACTGTGGGCACTCGATTCACAGTAGATGGTGTACATTGTGAGATTATTAGTATACGATCACAGGACGCTGAGAACGGCACAGCCGAGGTAGAAATAGAATACGTCTAAAAGTTGCTCTGTTAGGGTACTTTAAATATAGCTATTTGTCAATACTAATGTGACAGTTATTTTGTAATAGCTGAAACCCTTACGCCATGAGGGTTTCTTTTAATGTGACACTTATTTTCTAAAAATGCTTGCTTTAATCGGAAAAGTGCGTTATATTATATATATGGAAAGAAAAGAGAACAGCCACCGGGACGAGTAGCCGGAAGGTAACCCCTGATACCGGGAGCGGTGGATAGTCCAGAACGTAGCCGTGAGAAGAACATTGAACACGCTCTTTAGTCAACCGTTCAAATGCGCTGTAACCGCTGAATGTACTAAGTGACTTAAAAACCAGTTCCCGATTAAGGAATGAGAATGCAGCCAAGGCTTGGGTGTCTTGGAGGGAGAAATCCTAATAACCGAGAAGGTAGATGCACTGGGGTCACCGCTAGCCTCATTAAAGTTACGTCCTACGAACCGTTTCTAAAGGCGTCTTGAGTGTTCTTTCTTACTGAACCACAATGAACCGCCCTAAAACGTACAACTCTTACGAACCTAGAAAAAGCCTCAGAGTTACCATACTCTGAGGCTTTACTTATTTGCAGCGTCTACAATGTACGTGGCAGTGGTCCTAGATCTGCAAGGGTTAGGCGGATATTTCGTTTCACCTCCTCAACCGTTGCAGGGTTAAAGGCGTCAAGCCCTTCTAGACGAGCAAGTTCAATACCGAGAGCAGTCTTAAGGTGTTGAGCCTGCTCCCAAGCCGCGATCGCCCTTTTACTCCAGTATCGGCAAGAATGAGGGTTATAATGTGTTGGTAAAATGTAGAAACCGTCACCCTCTCTGCAAACTATGTATGACGGGCTATCGTCGAACCCCTCTGGGTCTGGGTCATTGAGTAATAAGACGTAGTGTAGCTCCTCAAGTAGTCGCACTACTTCAACTATGGTTCCTACTTCCTCTGGTTCCCCAAAAGAATCCTTGCAAATGTAAAACTTCTCACCTATGGGGAATGACATCAGTTAACCTCCTAGTATTTCTCCCATTGTAGCACGGTTTAGCCTGGAAACTATCATCCTTCCGAGCTGTTCGGTAAAGAGCGGTGGTACGGCGTTCCCTAGCTGTCGATACTGTGCGCTCATTGTCCCCTGGAAGGTGTAAGAGTCTGGGAACGTCATAACCCTAGCCACTTCTCGAACGGTCAAACGTCGCAGCTCTGAGGGGTGGCAAACGCTGCTCTGTCCACTCTGCGTAGTCGTGATAGTGGTGCAGGGTTCATCCCAAGATAGACGGCGGTAGCGCTGATTATCCCCCGCAACGTTTAGCACTGTGCCTGGTGTAACCCGTGAATAAATCTCAGCCGTCTTAGGAGTAATCTTTGCACCGATGGAAGGTGGCACATCCTTAAGCGCCTCACGAAGTGTCACCTCAACACCTAGAGGTAGCAAACGTTGAGACGCTGAAACCAGTGGGGGTATTTCAGTGCTAGACCATGCTAAGATAATGAGGCGTTTTCGGTGTTGAGGTATACCATAATGAGCCATATTAACCACGCTAGAAGATACTACGTACCCTAAGCTTCTAAGGCTGGAAAGTAGCCAACGGTAGGCGTTGCCATTGTCTGCATCCCTGAAGCCCGGTACGTTTTCCATAAAGACTATTTTAGGCTTACAGGCGGCTACGTGTGTGACCATGCAGGTTATGCCCCGCAAATCCAATATTGCCTGGTTGCGGTACTTCCCCGATGCCACGGAGAAAGGCTGACAAGGGAAGCCACCGGATAACAACCACACCGGAGCATCGATCACAGGCTTGTCAGGGTTAGCAAGTAGGTCATGCCGCAACGGAAACAACTCGCCCTTGTCACGAGTTTGGAAGTGTGACCGATTAGACGTAAGGGTGTTGAGGGCGTCTAGGTCATTATCTACGGCAAGGATAGAGCTAGTCAGTCCAGAGTTGTAAAATCCAAGTGCTGAACCGCCAGCACCGGCAAATAGTTCTAAGTGTTCAATCATGGCTTTTTATGCTATAATACATACATTATAACAAAGAGGATGGTAAAATGGCTACCAAGTTCAGGAAATACGGAAACTATATTTACGAAGTCGATAGCACTACAGGGTTGCTGGTCTCCTTGCCGCAACGCACTATTCTAGAAGTAGTAGTACCCCACCAAGAGAACAATGCAAACGCGAGAGCAGCTAGCATGGAGCGTCGGTAAACCAGTTAGTGGCATTCTACCAGAGAAAGGATACCAGGATAACTGTGTCATCCAATGGCTACTGGAATATCCGGATGCAGAGCTGACAAAGTGGCAACAGTTACTAAGTACCTTTCATTCAGCCCTTGACCCTGCAACCTGTCAGGAGGGTTACCTCGACTACGTTGCTTTTCTGTTTGGTCTGTCTCGCTCACCTTATTGGGTCAAAGACTGGTCAACCCCTATCAAGAGAGCAATCCTTGCCAATCAGGCATACCTGAAGAAGTTTCGAGGCACTTTAGACGCTATCAAGAAGGTACTCACTATCCAAGGTATCACTTACGCCTACTACCAAGACGCGCCTCTGTTGATTCCGTTTAAGTTGCCTGGTCTGTTCGGTGCTGGAAAGATGAGGATTCTCATCCTGATGCCGTCCTTAACGTCCCGTACCGGGCGAGAGTGGAGAGAAGCACGAAGGACTCTCAAAGGTTATAGTCCTGCTGTAGTTGAGTCTAAGGTAGCGTACCAAGGTTTCATATTTGGTCGGTCGGTACTCGGTGATCCTATCTTCCCATCAGGCAGCACTTTTGTAAATACTAAACCCGATGGTAGCACGTTTAGCGTAACAATATGAGTAAGACCACAATCCTAATCGACCAATCAGACGCCGCTGGGCAACCGCTCAACGGTTACGTGCTGGTGCAACTTAGTAAGCCTGTAGTAGACTCAGCCAACAATAAAACATACCTACCGGCGATCGCTAGAGCTGAACTCGTTTCAGGGGTAGGGACGTTAACACTTGAGAACTCGGCAACGTCCAAACAGTCCTATACCTTCCAGATCTATCAGTATGGACTGGCGCAATCGTCTACACTGATTTGGCAGTTCACGGCGACCGTACCCGCCAGCTTGACACCCATTGCTTGGAGTGACCTCATCACTCAGGTCGGAATCGCCGAGGATAACAATGATGCATCGTTGCAAGCCGTTATCCGAAAGCTCTACTACGATGATTCATTTTGGGTCAAGTTGCAACAGACTTTCTACCCTAGACGTGGCAACTATTCCCCTTTGGCAACCTACACTTTTGGGAGCGTTGTATATTATCAGGGTAATCTGTACAGCTCGGTTAGTCAAGTACCTATAGCTGGGCAAGATCCGATTAGCTTTCCTAGCTTGTGGCAAATATTCAGTGAGAAAGGTGCTACGGGCGCGGGCACTACGGGGGATGACGCTGCTTACAATGCTACGGCTTGGGACGGTGTGATAACAGCGCCTAGTAAAAATGCTGTACGTGATGTCATTGAGACCCTGGAAACAAAAGCCGTTGTTGCAACAAAGGTCAGTGCATCATCACCCATATTAACCACTCCAAGTCTTGCATCGTCACCACTGGCAAGTGATAACAGTAGCCTTATCCCCTCAACTAACTGGGTACGTAACCTTATCTTACCTACACAGAAGGCAGTCATACCCATTGGTACCCCTATGTACTGGGTAACGATGTCAGCCCCTCAATACTGGGTATTTTACGACGGTAGGGTTTTAAGCACAACCACCTACGCTGAACTTTACGCCGTGTTGGGAACATTATACAACTTAGGAGGTGAAGCCGCTGGAACGTTCAGAGTGCCTGATTTCCGAGGGCGTGTGCCTGTTGGTCTAGACTTAATGAATGGTGTAGGGGGTGCAGCGGGGGTGATACCTAGCTTAACTGCATTGGGGTTTAAGGGCGGCGCGGCTACGCATACACTTACTACGGCTGAGATGCCCGCACATACTCACAATATGTTTTCTACTACCAATGTCAACTTGGCAACCGGTGCAGCAGGTACGGGGGTCCCATTCGGTACGACCCCCACTAGCAGCACCGGTGGGGGCGGAGCGCATAATAATCTGCAACCTTACATAGGGTTACCCGTGATCGGTTTTGCCAACGTCTAAACATAAAAGATAAGGAATAGTGAAATGGCTCCACCTTTACTTCCGAATACAGACTTTTCAACAGTTCAATATTTCTCAGGGGATATGGCTTATGTCATAGCTAACCCTGTATTTGATGGACTGACGCAATATTTAGGACATCTCCCAAAGTTGACGGATGCATCCCTAGATCCCAGTGGAGTCTTATCAAGGGTATCCAATGTAGTAGACCCTTTCAAGGTGTCGCAGGTTGGCACGACGGGCAGTGTTATCACATGGGTAGCGGGGCAGGTAAGGGATTTAGACGCTGGTCTTAAGAGCATTGCCAGTGGTCAGCTTAACCTACCTGCTGATAGCTATTGTTATGTCTTTCTAGGTCAAGATACCTCGACCGGTGTTGTAACAGTGCAATATGTGTCAGCCGCCACTGATGTTGCAGCATTCCTCAAGTTACCTGTGCTTAAGACCCTTATGGCGCAAGTTATCACAGTATCCACAAATATTACTGTGATTAATGACCTGCGTTCTATAGGTGTTCGATCACTTTCACCACCCCATTCCATAATGCGCTTATTTGGTGGGCAGTCGCAGACGGATTGGGTAGCAACACAAGGTCAGGTCGTATCCGGCAATATAGTCTGTAGGAATGCTACTATCCCACCCGGCGTTACGATAACCGTTAACAAGTACGTCAAGTTCGTTTGCAGCGGTACTTGGACTAACAATGGCACGATTAATCAGACTCGCCCGACCAACGGTGCTACTTACTCCCAACCTGTTATTGTAAAGTATCAGACCCTTGATGCAGCAACCAGTATCGGTTTAGGTATGGGTTCGCTAGGCTCGACGTATGAGCCTGCACTATCACCTTTTGGGAGCGGGGGAGGGCAAGGTGGTTGCCAGATGATGCCAGATGATGCCGCTGTGTATTCACAGCTTTCCCGTTTTGGTGGGGGTGATTCCGGTGCAACTGTTATTGTTGAGGCATTTGGGGCAATAGTACAAAATGGAGTAGTTAACCTAGCAGGTGCTGCTGGCGGCAATGGGGCTTCAGCGCTTGGCACTAACCAATACTCAGGGGCTTACGCTGGTTGCGGGGGTGGCTCCGGTGGTTTATTACAGGTAACCTCAAAGAGTTCAGTCACTTTCACGGCTACGGGTAGCACAAACGTATCAGGTGGTAACGGTGGTAATGGTGTAGTTGCACCAGGGACTAGCGCCTTAATCATTGACACATCCGGTGGATTTGGGGCTAGTGGCGGCTATGTGGATATCTACTGCAACGGTACTATCAACACCACGGGTCATACTTTCCTTCTAAGCGGTGGTGTTTGCGGTACACCAGGATGGAATGGTAGCGCCATTACAGTGCTAGGTACGGGCGTATATCGCAGGAACACTAATAACTATCAAGCCAACGTGGGCGGTATCGGTGCGGCGTTTGCTGGCATAGGAGGATTTGTGACTAACACTTTCGCTGGCAACCTTCAAACCATGACCTACACCAACGGTGGTGTAGGCTTAGTACGAACATTCAACTTCAACCCTATATTCTGATATGAAGTACGCTTACCAAACTCGCGACAACCAAATAGTGTCTTTGTTCCCATCCGATCTAAACTGGGAAGATTTTACAGATTTACCAGAGGAGTACGGCTGGTATCATTCCGACCGAGGCGACATTGTCATGGGCTGCAAAGTTCGAGAAGATGGAACATTGGAAGAACCTGAACCGCCTATGCCACCTACCGCACTTGACGCATCCATGACAACCGATGCAGGTTGGAATAAAGTAGTCAAGTACCTGGATGAGGAATCACCGCTCATTTCGGCTGTATTAAGGCTGTACGCCGCTAAGTTTGAGGGTAAGAACGATGTGGCAGAACAAGCGCTAGCCGATATTACCAGAATAGTCAGGAGTAAAGAAAGTGCAAAACAGAGCTAATGAAACCGCAAGTCCTCAGATCCAAGTAACCGCACCTACCGGCGCTATCGATATTTACCATGAGGTGCTTACCGGAATCCAGACTGGGAGCTATGCAGTGTTGCTGGCGATCGCCGTGGTTTACGTAATGACTCGTAAGTCATTGGGTAGGGCGTGGCATAAACACTTTGAGATGTTGGAAACGTTGAGGAGTGTGCAGGCTAGCAATGCTAAGTCTATTGCTATGATCGCAGAATCTAACAAGCGTGTAGCTGACGCCATTAGTGATGGTAGAGGCGCGGTAAACACTCAAACGATTGAGACTATCAAAAGAGAACTTACCGTAGCTCAGACTGCCGTACAGATGCAGCAAGAGGGATCTAATGGACAGAAGACAACCTAACTCATTGCTTGACCGCGCCGACTTGGAAATGCTGACTAATGTTTCACTCTGGGCAGAGGTCAAGTTTGGGAAGGTCAGTAGAATCAGGGATTTGTACTCAGCCGACCACCGCCCACGGGTAGAATGTGAGGTGCTTATCACATTAATCAGGAGTGTCAAGAATGTTAAAGATTTCTACACAATACCGGATTAATATGTTATAATGTTCAATAAGGACACCATAAACTAGAAATAGGAGAAGGGACAATGACTAAACCAGCCGACCCCGCTACACCACCAGACGGTGAGATTGACATCGAAGCAATGCTCACTCAGATTGTAACACCTCTCATCCAGCAACTACAAGGAAAGTTTGCACAAGAGTTGGCGCGGGTTAAAACCGAACTGACGACTACGCTTGATGAGCGTTTTAAGGCTGTTGAGTCCAATGATAAACCGGAGCCAAAACCGGAAGTAAAGGAAGATTCAGCAGCTGTACGCGCCCTTCAGGCAAAGCTTGAACAACTTGAAAAAGATAGAGCTGTAGAAAGAGCTGAGATTGAGCGGAAAGAGCTGGAAAGCGCTCTTAAGGACGCCGTAGCATCTGGTAATCCAGAAGACTACAATCTGGCGTTGGCAGGGTTGCAGCACTTCGCGGGTAAGCTCACAAAGGTTGACGGTAAATACTTGTCCGAAAATGGCAAGGATTTGTCCGCACTGGCTACTGAGTTTTACCAGTCTCCATCCGGTAAAAGAACACTACCGTCCGGCATTAAGCCTGGTAACCCAGCTCCCCCGTCTGGTACTGTTCCGCCTAACACCTCTGATGCTGCATCGTTGGACGATCGCTTGATGCGTGGTGTTGCTTCTATTTAACACAAGGAAACTGAAATGGCAGATTATCTTGACCCAACGCTAATCGTCGAAACCTTTAAGACTCGTAGACCTGATCTACGTCTTAAGAGCGCTGTGACCCTTAACAAGCTCAACAGCCTAGGCGTCATCACAACTCAATCAAAGTACGATATCAAATGGCAAGTAGATATCGGCGGATCAGCTGCTAGGATGGAGGCGGTTACCGATTTAACCACTGAAGGAACTAAAGACCAAGCAGTCCCCGCACGTCTAGACGTAGGACACTATCGCCTCTCTGAGACGTTCTCATTTCTGCGGCAAGATTTGAAACAAGCACAATCAAATGGCGTCGGTGAAGTGAAGCGCCTTATTAACCGTACCATGGGAGACAAGGTTCTCTCTATTGTCCGTCGCCTCAATGCGCTGCTTTACACTGGTAAAGGTTCAGGCTCTAAAGGTTTGACGGGTGATGGAGAGATGATCGGGCTTAACTATATAGCATCGATCAACGACACAACCGGAGCTAGACTTGCAACGCTTAATGATGCTTACGCGGGCATCCTTCGCTCTGTTGTACCAGCTTGGGATGTTCTCAGTGTTAACAACGGTGGAACTCCGATCGCGCTAACCCGGAAAACGCTATTAAAGGTTGAAGAGTTAATCTTTAACAACGAGCAAGCCTTCGACTTGATTCTATGCTCCCCTACGACTGCAACGGCTTACAACTCTATCTTTTATGACATTGGAGCCGCCGGAACACTGGCTAAGGCGACAGACGGTAGTAAAGACTTCCCAGTTGTAGACTTAGGGCACACTGGGCGCTCTTACAACGGCATCCCCTTGACTGAAGATCCCAGAGTACCCAACGGTGTGATGTACTTCATCGACTCAAGCCAGCTTGAACTTGTCCAGTTCAACATGGTTCAAAATGAATCTGTCGTTAACGAAAACGACAACATCACCACTGCTGTAACGTCCCCAGAGGACACTTACGGTCTCCAGTTCGTACTGTCTTCACTGCCACAAGCTAACCCGGACTCTATCTCGTTTTCGTTACGAGTTTATCCTCAGCTAGCTTGCTACAGCCGTAAGAGCATCTGTGTCCTGTCCGATATCCTGGTAACCTAAACTAGGGTTGTAGTAGATGTCCCGTCAATGTGAAAGGTGACGCGGTAAGGATGAAAACGGTTGCCCTTGCTTTGATTCTCAATCGTGTAAAGTATCTGCAAGTTGCTGGGGACAGTCAACCCACAAACTAGCTCACCATTGATTGGGTCAATATGGTCAACTGATACATTGTAACCCTTGCCGCGCATCTCAGCAGCTCTAGTGTATAAATCGGTGATTTGTTGCACCTGTTGCTGAGTTAGCAGGATTTTACCTTTATGCCGTCTCTTAGCTTCTCTGGCTGTGTATTCAGGTTGCTTGGCACGTTTAAGAGTCATCCTGCACTCTTTACATTTTGACTTCCTGCCAAACAGCCCTAACTTCTCAACACCGAAGCTGTCAAGCGTTTTAGGTATTAGGCACTCTGTACATTTCTTAGCGATCGAGGCAGTCATGGTGTTAATCCCTTACTACCTCTTAAGTCTAACTCAGGTCACAATACGATGTCAATCCCTGTTGAAAAGTTGCTAGTCAAGCTAGGGTATCCAGAGATGGAGCCGTCAATCCAGTCTACCATTCTGCCATTTGATAGGGTGACAGCAGGTAACCTTAACCTAAGCTCTGATAGACTTGCACGGGTTAATGAGATATTGCTAGAGCTTGACCGAGTTGACGCGCTGCTGGCTGAGGCTAGGCAAAATAGCATGGCTAAGGACTTAGGCACGATGAAGCTAGACTTCACCTACCATATCAACTCGCTTAAGGTGGACGGTTCTATACTGTTGACCGAGTTAGGACAGTTATGCCGGTTGCCCGTATTTTACGATCGCTATTTAGGCGACTACCCTGCCAGTAGCACATTTTACACGATTTTCGGTATTCAGCGTCCAGTAGTCGGTGCTGTGTACACCCAATGGTAACCTTAGGAGGATTTATGGCTGAAAAACTACCCGACCCTATCCAAAGTGTAAACGATGTTGTCGTACCTGCCGAGACAGCGGATAAAGTACTGCAAGCCGCCGATGCCGTAGTCATTTACCAACCTGTCATCCCCACAACTGAGAAGTTTGCTAACCAAATCGAGGTTGACAAGGCTCTCGGCATTGAGACGCCTACAGAGTACAGAATCCCCAAGAACGGTAAGTAAGCAATGGCTGAGATTAGTTTCTACGGTGCTTTAGCTGACGGCTTTACGGTTTCCCCTGCTATCAAGAGAGCAGCTGAGAACACCCTAAAGTTTGGGCTTAAAACCATCAAGTCCAATACACCCATTAAGACTGGAACTATGAAAGGTTCGTGGAAGGGTGAGCTTGAAGGCTACGGTATTCGTTGGACTAACTCAGCTTCCTATTCGTCCTTTGTGGAAGGTGGAACCCGTCACATGGCAGCCAGAGCGCCAATGGCTAGAGCGCTGCCAGCTATCAAGTCTGAGTTTCGGAAGCAACTAGGTAAAGAGATAGGTGCGAAGCTGTCTAAGAAAATAAGCCTAAGTGATTCCAGTCCAGAAGTGCTAGGATTCAGCTCATTAGTCCAGTCAGGTAGGCAAGTATCAGGGACTTCAGGATTCAAGACAGGTTCAACCGTAAGCACATCAAAGTTCCTAGAAGCTGCATCAAAGTACCTAAAGCAATAGCGTGATAACAATGCCACTCGTCCAAAACCTGCAAAAGTTAGCGGCTCGACTGAACACTCTACCTAGCAAGTTCGGCGTTGAAATGTATAAAGCCGTAATGGTTCAATACGTAAACAGCCAAAATATTGCATTGACCGTTCCGTTGATGCCGAACCCTCATGTAGACTTAGTAAAGCCGCAACAGATAGGACGTTTCCTTACTGCATCGGTCGAGGTGTTCCAAGGTGATATTGTTATCACAGAAATAGCGCGTTACCAGGAACTCATCGAGCCTACTAACCCTGCTGCGACAGTCAACATCCTTGCTAAGGCTAAATACTTGCTCGGTGGTAAGGTATATTTCTGTACCCACTTAGACACGTCTGATACTGTATTCCTTACAGCGTATATCAGAGAGGATAGGTTGTCAAGATGAAGATGTCTATATGGCGTCCTGCCCTGAAAACCTTCTTAGCTAAGTACATCACCATCAGCGGATATGGGGTGGCTGAACCCGATACTTACGGTGTATTTCTTGCACACTTGCCACCTTTGACAGAGGTGACCTATACGCGATCGCCTCCTGATATCTGCCAAGGTCAAGCCATTCAAAATATCTTCATCCTTGCAAGGTATCCAGGAACTCAAACCTTCAACGACTTACCGATTGCATCGTTAGAGGGTTTATATTGCTCACTGGTTATGCATTTCGAGCTGGAGAATGGCAAGCTAGTAGATCCACTACATCCAGGCATTCCACTGTTGCAACAATGCACAACAACCAAGATTGATGAACCTGTGAAAGTTCACGAGGTGTCTTATGCTAATCAGGACTGGGTAATAGAAATACACCTCGGCATCCGTATTGTGTGGAACGCTGAACCGGAGATTCCGATTGACACTATTCTCCTGGAAGGTCTCAACCTGGAGATCTATCGCTCGACTCTTAAGAGCCTGTCCGATGCATCGCTAGACGGTGTGCTATCACTCTGATCTAGTATTAGTAGAACCCATTACAAGATTATAACATTATGCCAGATCAAGGACTTCTCAGCTATGGTGATCTCAAAGTACCCGGCTCTTATATCACAGAGGGTACTCTAGGCGTAACATCTGCCAACCTTGCAGATCATAGCACGGTGTATTTTATTGGACGTTCCACCGTTTCAGCAGCTCCCAAGAATATCTGCTATTATATTGAAAGCGCTGATGATTTCTACAACGTTTTCGGGGACACGCTCTCAAGTCCATCCGTGCAGCTCTATTTTGAGCAACAGCCCGGTTTGGGCTTCTGGTTTGTTAACGTAGATATGCGTACTGAGCGTACATTGACAATCCCAACTGCAACCGTGGGTGACGTTTTCACCCTTACCATTGATGGGTTCCCATTGACGTACACAGCCGTCACAGGTGATAATCCGGCTAAGGTGTTAATCGCTCTAGCTGGTTTAGTCAACAGCAAAATGAACCATGTTGCGTCTATGTACGGTAACAAGCTCAGATATGCTAACGGTAAGACCGTCACAGCAACCGCAAATATAACCCTCGGTACGGCTAACACCGCTTCGTATCCTACACCGTTGGATGTCATAGACTCTGTTAATCTTGCCTTCGTTGACAACTTGCCCCCTGGATTTGTCATCGCTCCAGAGTTCTACCAAGCCTTTACAATGGTAGACCGTCAAGCACTGGCTAATGGTCTAGAGGGTATCGTTTCCGACAGCAAGCGCTACTGGATGCACCTAATGGATTGCGGCTCGGAGGTTGCCTTGTCAACCGGTTCAGGCGGCGCTATCAATCTCGCACTTCTAGACATTTCTGGCGTTTCAACCCCCAGAGGACACGTCGCTTACTACTTCCCATATTGGCTCAACTTGACCGCTCAACCGGTTCCGATGTCTGCATCCGTAGCGGCGATCGCAATCAAGCGTTACCGGAATGAGAGCTTTATTCAGCCCCCTGCCGGTGAAGACTACCCAGTTAGAGGTGTCACCGGGCAGACCTTCCTAGTAAGCTACAACGCGCAAGCTGCACTCAACCCGGCAAATGTGAACTGTGGTAGAATGCTGACCCAGCAGCGGTCTGGAGGACTTAAGCAGATAGGCGTTCCAGTCATTTACGGCGCTCGGACTTTGGCGACCGATTTGAACTACCGCTATGTGACAACACGGGTCATTATGAACGTGCTAGAAAACAGCCTCCGATTGACGTTGCGTAATGTACCCTTCCGTACCATTGATGGCGTCGGTATCCAGATGCAACGGATTACCGGATTAATCACTAATGTCTGTGAACTGATGCGACAAGTTGGTGCTTTGTGGAGTGCTACCGGTACAGCAGAAGGTGCTTACCTTGTAATCTGCAACGGAACTAACAACTCTCCTGATATGCTTGACCAAGGCAAACCCCTTGCACAGGTCTACGTCCGCCCTGCCCCCCTGATTGAGTTCTTACAGACGATCGTCTACCGTGTCCCATTAGGATTTGACCTAAGCACTATTGCATCTGAAGGCGGGTCAAGCAACAACGGTCAGCCTAAGACCGCTACACCACCCACTGGTACACCTGGCACTAAGTCAACATCTGGAACCAAGTAATCCCTAGCATAGGAGCGTAAGCAATGCCACTTCAGGATCTAGTCAGTCAATCCCAATGGTCAATCCAAATCCCAGAACTTGCGGGAACATATTGGAGCAAACGAACCGCGCCTAAAGAGACGCGCAAATCTACCAAGTACATTGACCCACAAACCGGGCAAGAGTACACTCACGTCATTGGACAATATAGCGTAGATAACGTCACTCTAACACACCTTTACTCCGTCTCCCTTGCCAACGCTATCAAAGGTTGGTGGAAGTCCTATGTTAACAGTGATAAGCCCAAGTTTACTGTAACTTCCCAGCCTGTGCAAGCCAATACCTCTAGCACCCCTCTAGCAGGTTCCACAGTAGAGACATTACTGGGTTGCCAAGTCTTGAGTCTTAAAGGCGTAGACGTAGACCACAGTGGCACAGGGATGGCAATGATTGAGATAGAGATAAGCATTGACGAGATCAGCGGCTAACCCGTTATCACAGATTACTTGTTATCACATAAAGGAGAAATCATGGAGATTGAAAGCTTAGATCTAGATGACGCCGTGGCAACACCTCCAACGTGGCAAATGGATGAGCATGGTAACGCTGTAGCTGATATCTCAATCGGAGGTGAGATGACACACTTTGTTATCACAGAACCAACGATGGAGACGATAGACGCCTTAGCCGTTTATGCAATGGAGCATCCAGGCAGCGCTATTAAAGCTCAACTACTTTGCATCAGCTTAACTATGCAAGAGCCTAAGCACCTTAGCTTTGCCGACTTGTGCAAGTTGCCATTCCGTGAGGGTAAGGAGGTGCTAGCAGCGGCTAAAATGTTTCCGGAGTACAATCAGGGTTGACGGCTCTAAGGTAACATGGGTTATCCATGGACGGATGTTTGATGATGTGATGCTTAAGCGCTCAATCATTGCCGCCTGTGGTAACCAGCTAACCTCATTCTACCATCACGCATTCAAGATGAAAATCACCCGATTACTCGAAGCTCTAGAGCTATGTGAGATTCAAAACCGACCAACCTAGGACTAACCCATGATAGGTAACGGCGTTCAGTTCAGCCTTGAGGCACTTGACAATATAACACCTCTGCTCCAGCGGATAAAGGCTGACGCTAAGAACCTTCAAGCTACGCTGGGTCACCTAGGTGGTGCTGGTAACGAAGCGGACGCCCTCAAGGGTAAGACCGATCGCAGCACTACGTCAATGCTAGCCTTTGGCGTTGCAGCCGGTATTGCAGCAGCAGCCGTGGGCAAGATTAGCAGCGCTTTCTCTTCAGCTCTAGAAGACGGTATGAAGTTCCAGACCATGAGCCGTGTTGTCGCATCTGACATTCAGATGAGTTTAGGTGGAACAATGGGTGATAATCAGAAAATGTTACTGGGAATGCAAAAACAGCTAGCCAAGGATGCGGCTAACTTACCCGGTAATACTTCTGATTATAACACGATGCTCAATGCTGTGTCTCAATCAGTGGCTATGGCTAATGAGGGCAATGCTGATGGCTTTAAATCAGATGCCATGGATATTGCCAAGCGATCAACCATTTTAGCCACTGTAAGGGGTGTCAATGTTAACGACTCCGGCGGCGCTATGGCACAAGCAATCAACGGTGGTCGTGGCATCATGGAACTGTTGCAACAGATAGACCTTTTCTCTAAATCACCGGTGCTGAAATCTGGCATCCTTAAAGGTATATCCGATGCAGGTCTAACCCCTGATGACTGGAAGGAGATGACGACTAAGCAGCGTAAAGATATTGTTCAGCAAGCGTTAAAGCAAGCTACACCAGATACACTCATTAAAGAGTTTGAAAGTACTACCGAATCAGTATGGCAAGGTATTGTTAGCGGTATAACCGACCCTTTATCAGGCAGCTTTGGGGTGCTGAGAGAGGTGGGCGATCGCAATAATAGAACCGTTATGACTACGGTGTTTGACCTCCTGAAAGCCTTTAACCAGATGACAGGGCTAATAGGTGAGGTAACTGATGCGCTCGGTCTTTCCTTCGATCCTATGGCTATCGTCATTGATATGCTAGACTTTGTGGCGGGCATTTTCAACAACATCTCTTACATTATAGCACGGGCTAAGGAGAAAAAGGGCGGGCTGGAATCATTCTCTTTTGGCGACTTTACCAAGGGTATAGCTGAGTGGTTGAACGAGTACATCAAGAACGCTGTCTCGTTCTTGCAGAACCTCAACGGTGACGACCATGTCAACGGTGCTTGGTCTTTCCTTACTGGCATCCTTGACGGTGTGACCGCTTACGCTAAAGCACTGGATTATCAAGGCATCGGTATTATCCTTGGTGAAGTGCTTGGTAATATCGTCCGCTTCGTGTTCTCGTTGCCTAACTGGATAAGGTTGCTTGGCTCAATCTGGAACCTGGTAGATACCCTTGGTAACGGTCTAGGCGGCTTAATCGTTGGGCTGGTCAAAGGCTTACTCGATGCGCTCATAGTCAAGCCTATAAAGTCCTCAGCCGAGGCATTTTCTAAGACTGTCACAGATTTGTTCGTATGGCTAATGACGCCCTTTAAAGCCGTCACAGATGCCGTGCAGAGCTTCATTGAAGGCGCTAAGGGGTTGCTCAACCTACCTGGCTCGATCGTGCAAGGAATAGCATCTGCTCCGGGTAATGCAATAAAGGGTGCTGCTGGTTTTATCGGTGACAAGGCTAAGGACGCCAATGACTGGTTGAAGAGTAACCTTGGATTTGACATTGGCATCGGCTCAAAAGATAAGCCAGTTGATCCTGCTAACCCTGTTACACCTGTTGACCCATTAAACCCCCTAGCCGCTAATAGCCCTACACCGATCACACCCTTAACACCCCAAGCCAGTGCGGGGGCTGTGAACACTGTTGCCTTTGCACCGGTTACCACGGTGCAAGTTGCGGACGGTAGCAACCCGCACCCCGATTTACTCAGAGCAATAAGTGACCAACTGGGCAAGCAATATCAGGAGTTCAAATCCCGCCAACTTGGAACCGGATTCGCGTGATAACAAATGTACAATACCACCAACTCTTTACCAGCAGCACCCCCTGCAACTTCTGGCTCTTTCTTCCGCCTGGAGAATATTGACACTAAGAAAGTTGTAGAGTTGCTTGTCCAACCGGGTGAGCAAGCTTTCTCGTTTAGTGCTGACTACTCCAAGATTTCAGTTCTCGGCTCAGAGCAACCATTCATCAGCTACAAAAACTCGGAGGAAAACGTCTCTATCCCGGATATCAAGTTCTGGACTTACGGCAATAACAAAGACTTAACGCTACACCTAGACGCGATCGCCTCATTCACGAAACCGGATAAGCAATCCCAAGAACCGCCGACCGTTAAGCTCACTATGGGCACAAAGGTCTATGAACGTGTCAAAGTTACCAAGTTCCAATACAAGGTAAGCCGCACAAGTGGGGGCGTTCCAGTGGTTGCTGAAGGCTCCCTAGACTTCATCCTTGCTCCTATTCCACCAGAGCCGACCTTAGCACCTGCAACGACTAAACTGTCAGAACCTGAGAAGGCTAAGGCGGTCACAGATGTTACTAAGTTACTTGACGGAGACCCTAAGAAGGCTACACTCTACAGCTACACCAAAGGCAAGAGTGTTGTGACCGTTGCCGACGATGGAGACGTTAAAATAGGTGAGACGGTAATCGGTAAGCTGGCTGATGTCCTCGGTAGTGCAACACCGCCTGCACTAAACACCCCCGACCTTAAAGCTCCCCAGCCTACTACGACTGAGAAGCCTAAAGTCGTCACCCCCAAGCAATCGGGGATGTAATGTCAGTTTCGGAGTAACATCTCTGAGTATTTCTTCACCCAGTCACCTTTTAAAGATCTATAAGATTGAGGAGAGTCTAAATCACAATGTGCCATTTCACGGTAGATTATTACCCCGTCATTAAAATCTAACCAAGTTAGTAGGCTAGAGACCTTTATACCTTCATCCGTCTTACTAAGTTTCAATCCTCTTAATCTGACACGTTGCAGCATATACACTCCTTAATGTATTATAATGGAATCAGGACTGTGCTAGAAGCCGCCCTAACCCGTCACACCACTGGAAATATTGAAACCATTGATGACTCATTGACTGGCAAAACTCAGCAGCGTCTAACCGTTCCATAGTTCTCACAGGCATCAACGCCTCAGTGCCCTCTAAGTCATCTATGACCCAAAGCCTATCAATAATAATGGTTTTGTTGGTGGTAATGACATCAGCCTTAATGTAAGCAATAGGTTCGACGCTTTCAGGACTAACGGTACGTAATGGGGAAACGGTGGAATACATTTTCTTTAGCTCGATGGCTTGACTTCTAAATACTAACAAACACTTAACTCGCTTGTCAACAATATGGATAATATTTTCCAAGTACTCATGTCATCCGAGGTAGGACACCAGACCCTCAGCCAGTTGCACGGGCGTAACCTTAGCCTCACCCTTGGTCAAATCATCAACGTTGCCGACCCTGACAACCTTAACAGAGTGCAAGTACTGCTAGCGTCTGAAGGTGGCAAATCTGCATCCCCGTGGTACTACAGGATGGTTCCGATTAGCCGCCTAGCAATACCCATAGACCTAGTGGGTAAAACGGCAGTATGTGGCTACCTTGACGGCGACCCCCACGAAGGGGTAGTCCTAGGCATCCTTGTCAATGAGTTAACCAGAATGAACCAATCTCAAGAGCAACTACTCTACCAGCTGGGGGCTTCTATGGTTTCCATAAAGGATAAAGAGATAAAGCTATCAACCGGCAACATTGACTTTGTTATCACAGATAGTGATATCCAGATTAACGGCAAGAGCGTTCTAACCATCGGTAGCAAAGATAGCCACAACGACACGTCAACCTTAAAAGGATGGAACATTAAATGAACCAAAATGAATCACTGACAGAGCTGCTATATCCTGCAACGGTAGACCGATACGGCGACTTAGCCGTCACGTCAGATTATGCTACTCAGGCTAAACAGGCTATCATCTCTGCCCTTTCCACCGTCAAAATGGAGCGGGTCTACCGGGATAACTACGGTCTAGAGCCTACTCTGTTTAAAAGCCAGCAACTACTTTCAGCCATCCGAGCTGCTAAGGAGGCACTTTCGATTATCTTAGAAGAGTACCCAGACGTGCCCTACACTGTGACGGGTTACCTGGATGACGGAATCACCATTGTAAACGTCTCATACGCCGTAAATGGTACTACGGCTACAGAGCAACTACGAGTAAGTATTTAAACCTATGCAACAGTTATACGCTGACATCCCTAAAATAGAACTTGACCCCCGTGACGATGCAACGGTCTTGACGCAGATGTACATGAGGGTACTCAACGCCTCACAAGGTAAGCTCAATAAGGTTCAAACTGGTTCAGTCTTAGCCGCTGTGTTCGAGGGGCTGGTTTACGCTCTAGCATATCAGCGCTGGTATCTCAACCTACTCCCTGAAGCGATCGCTATTGAGATGATGCGATTCTCAGGCGTTGCTAGAAGTGCGGGCGCTTTCGCTGCTGGGGAGGTTACTATCCTGCTCAATAGCCCCCGCTCAACGCCCGTACTACTCAGTACTGGGACGTTCCTGCCGTTGTCTCGTTCGAGCGGTGAAATCGTTTCTAGCCAGCTAATAGGATACACCGTTACCAAGGATCTGATTATCCCGCCTGGTAACCTTGATGGCACTACCACAGTGCAAGCAACGCAGCTGGGCAGCGCCATGAATGTTTCAGCATTCCAGCTTTCAATCGCTGGTGCGTCGATCGGGATGCCTTACGTTAACTCGGTCACAAATAAGCTACCGATAACAGGGGGAGCCGACCTAGAGCCGATGTACGATTACATCAAGCGTGTCCAAGTAGAGATGCGCTCCAATGAAACCCTCATAACCCTATCGGACTATGAGACTGCAACGCTTAAGTTAGCAGGTAGTGCAGCGGTTCCCAAGGCTATAGGATTGATGGACGCGGCGTCTATGCCGGATAAAGTTGGCAACGTGTCAGTGTTCCTTTGTTATAACGACTCAACGCTACCGAGTGACACGACTTGCAGCAATATCAGAGTGGAACTGTCTAAACGGTGCTTTGCTGGGTCTTACGTCTGGGTTAAACCGATGAACTTAGTACCACTCCAAATCGATATAACGGCAGTGGTAGACCTTCACAGCAGCACTACAGCGGACGCAATATTTAACACGCTCACAGATTACTTAACACCAGGGGTGTTGCCGATCGGTGGCACGTTACTACTATCTGAACTGATTTACGTTACCAGGGGTGTGCCTGGTGTTAAGGCAGTGACGAACTTACTGAGTAACCGAGTAGCCGCCAATATGCTGATGCCAAACAAATGGAGCATCCCTAGGCTTGACTTCATGTTTATAACATTGGTCGATGCCGAAGGATACTCCAAACTTTATCAGCGTGGTAAAGGCTTCCCAACCTCAGACGTAGGAACTATGGTTGATTAGGCTAATATCCTATACGTTCCAACTGTTCAGGCGTTACCACCTGAGTAACCTCATTGGGTTCCCAGATGCCTTTTAAGCAATAGTACCTAGTCCTGGATTCCCTTACTCTTTCGGGTGATCGCCCCCAAGTCGGATTGGTAGCCTTAGCCACTACCTTACCATTCAATATGTAAACTCTAACAACGGTATTGATATCGAATGTTTCCATTAGCGTTTCACAGGTTGATTTGGATTGGGCGCTTGAGGGTTCCATTTTGGTAGTTGCTTAGGTGTTCCGGGTTTAAGCGGTGGCGGAAATATGAGCGGTTTAGGAGGCGCGACGGTAGGCATTATCTTAATCCTTCATTCTGTAGACGTTCCCATTCTGGGACGGTTTGGGTAGTTTGCACCGTTGGAGGTGTTGCAGGGACTTGGCAGGTTTGACCGTTCAAGCTGTACCAGATACCCGCCCATCTAACCGAGTCCTGACTCAGAAGCTTTGCCGAATGGGCATCCTTCCAGTCGTTCGTATTGGTCTGACGTTGCTTGTTACACATGGCTGAAACCTCTGGGGTTGGTAGAAACTTGGTTGCGTGGCTCAACTTCAGGGGTTAGCTCCCTGATAACGGACATAATGGAGCGACGTTGCTTACGTGGGCGGCGGTAAATAGTGCCTTCGTCATCGTATTTGAACGGGATTTGATCGGGGTTCATAGCTTAAGCCTTTACTCAACTGTAGACAGTATAGCACCTCAGACTAGAAATAGGCAAGAGCCATTAGGTGGTTCATTTTGGTTCAATCTAGGGAGGTCGCAATGCTTGACGGGCAACGGATTATCAAGGTAATGAAGGACAACGGTTACAGAGTGCTAGCCCGTAACGTGGTTTATATTGGTTCATGCGACAGCAATGGAGACCTGTACCCTCAAGCACCCGATGAGTGGAATGACATCCGGCTAATCGTCTCTGACAAAGGCGAGGTCATCTTCAAGCAAGCTGCGACTATCCGACCGGGTCAGTATTACATGGATAACCCTATGAACGCGGATGGGTGTGCCCTTGTTGCATATGGGCAACATAGAGATGGTTGGACGTTCGGAACCCACGGTCATAGCTTTCCACATGACGCCCTAGTTCAGTGTAACGATATCAGAGTACACCGTGTGAACGACGGAAGTTTCAGCCGTGCATCCGAACCACGGTGGGTCGGTGCTGAGTGTGGCATCAATAACCACTCAACCTATCCAGGCTATGACGGAGGCGTCGGTAACTGGTCGGCAGGGTGTCTGGTAGGTTTGGACTTTGAAGGACACGAGCGATTCATCCAACTACTAAGTGACAGTGGTCGTGTAATGTTCGATGTGACGTTACTGCCGTGGCGATTGGTATTTGGAGATGGGCTAATGAATGAAGGCGTCGCACCGTTGGTGCGATAGCATTGTTATAACAATGAAAGGAGAGCTATGGATATTAAAGAGCAGGATTGGCAAAGTTTTAACTGGGTAACCAATGGCAACGGTGACGGTGGTCAATCCTTTGGGGTAGGGTTTTGCATTGCTTGGCAGCGAGGTGCATTAGCGGATAACGGACGCAACGGTGCTTTTCTGACTGAGGTACTTGAAGCTTGCCTAACAGAGTTAATCCATAAGAACAGCATCATGGCAAGTGCTGAGAACGATTATGCGATACAGTCGTTGAGGGGTTGCCTACGTTTTCTCTATGCAAGACGTGATCGCCGTAAAGCCGCTGCATCCTACGGTAAGAACATCCCAGACGCCTAAACCGTTCTAACGTTGAAACCACCTAGCAGGTCTAACCCGTTAGGTGGTTCATTTTGGTTCAGGCTTAGACGGATAAGAACTTGTTGATGGAGGAGCGGGTTTCCGATAACGTGTTGCCGCTGGCTACCCGTTCTCCGGTCTGAATGTTGTAGATTATGTATTTAGGGTTCTTTCCGGTGGTAAGGGTTAGAGGTGCGTAGGGTGTGGGGAGTTTATCAAGTTCTTTACTGAGTAGTTCACTGCGTGTCATAGTTGAGTACCTTGGGTGCTTACTCTTTAATCATATGCGACGGATTAGCCATTGTCAAGCCCCAATAGCAAAATCCTCTAGAGCCGTTGAGACTCTAGAGGCTAGCGTGTTTATGTGTACTCAGGTAAGGCGCTAGTTAAACCCTCATCAGACTAATGCACATCTATCACTACCCGTGGGTTATGACCTAGAGCCGTTTAGTGCTGCCTATCATCCGTGATAGTTTCTTACCACTTGGGATGGCTGGCGAGTAACGTCATTCACCTTCTTGCTAGTTTCAGCACGATCTTGCTGGTAACAAGTCTTTCAGTTACCCTGCGGGGCATTGCCCGACTTCAGCATCTTTATTAGGCGCTGCTGTTGCCCTGCCTGATATCGTTGGCGTAACGTTGCCATCCTTTACAGCGATCGCTTTCTGTTCGACAGTCTTAACGACTATCCCGTTGCAACCATTACAGTGTTGCGTCTGGGTCATTGAAGAGACCAACTTTTAGCTTTTGCTGTGTTTGCATCACAGGCACGGTTTAAAGACTTGTGCCCGTCTTGACGGCTTCAGGATGTAAGAGCTTACCAGTCGCGCACCAGTTCGTATGAATGCTACTGCTGCTGTACGTAACTCGCTGGCTGTTTGCTTACCATTGAAGGCAGGTAGGATGATTGCAGTTTCGGATAGGACTTTGCGGAACGTTTAAGCCGCCAGAACAGCTACCCTATCTATCGCACTTGTCCCCACTGATTCACTACGGGGAGGCTCGTCAACTCACCTCTTAAGGTATTGCTACCTACTACGCCCTACTACGGGTCTCCGTCGTCACCAGCCTACCACATTCACTCAAACATCCATAAGGGAGCTATCAGAACCTTAGTATCGTGGGGTGGACTCCACTAAGGTCGGTTCTAATATGTAGACATTGCCGTCCCTGCTACCCTTTCAACGTGTCCACCTTGGACGTTGATACTCTTGCAGATATTGCTTTGTCATCCAAACCCAGTTTTAACACTGGATGCTCTACCGTCTGGGAACCTCTCCTTAAACCCCAGCCCGCAGATAATGAAGGGGTTTGCCTCCGGTTCTCTTTTATTATAACATGGAATCTTGGATTTGTGTTAACTCTGCCCGTGGGTTTTGTTTAACCGCCTCTTTCGTTTCCATATATTCATTATCGCACAATAAACCAGGAATGCCCACTACCGATGCAATATTGTTTCTTATCACAATGTTGTAAAATCATAAGTTTTGCTAATGCCGAAATGGTTGATCGTATCAGCCGTTGCAGCGTACAATATAGAGGTAACTTTAGCAACGAGATAGTAGTAATGGGAACACCGAATGAGTCAGCTAACCCGCCAGAGCAGGACGACGATGAGAAAGTGATTGAGATTACGGTATCGGTTTCAGGGTTCACAGAGGAAGAACTTGAGGAACTTAAGCAGACGTTCTACGATGCAGGGGTAAACCCGGACATTATAGAGCAGCTTTAAATATTCACACTTCCTTTACAGACAATCCGCCCTACTCTTGTTATATTATAAGAGTAGAGAGCAATAGGAAAGCTCAAATGTCAAACGACCCGACCAATCCAAACCCCGATGACTACGAGCCAATACCGGAGCCACCGGAGCAACTAAAGAGACACTTCAGGGGCACACTTGACACCCGCGTAGCTTACGGCAACATTGCCAGAGAGGATGGCGAAATCATCCTTTACAGTGGCACGGAGGATGAGGAAGAGTAAGCAAAAGCAGGGAGGTGAAAGCCCTCCTACTCTAAACCACTTTAGGAGATGTAACAATGGGACACGTCAGAAAGCACTATGAAAATGATGATCCTTACCATCTAGCACGTAACGAAGACGGGTCAGAATATTTACTGAGCAGTGCCAACTTACCGCCTACTCAAGCTGAGAAAGACGAGATTAAGCCCCCTAAAGGGAACCCAGCTGAGGTTCTCTATCTGAACCCTAACGAATACCCGAAGGATTAACATCAAACTGTCACATTTAACCGTGTGACAGTTTCTACGTGATAACCGTTGCAACTGTGCTAAGATTGAAACAGAGCGGAGTATAAGGAGTAAGAAAATGCCATCCTCAGTCTTAGTTGCGGGCGCGGCTGACGAGCCAGAACGCAAGCCTACATTACCTTACGTATCATTATTATTCACCATGCCTGAGAAACCATACATTGCCAGAACCATTGAGGCGATCACCGCCGAGGTTGGAGTAAAACTTGAGGGTTACCAGAGTGTCAGCGTTGATGCAGCCCCCAACGTGAAAACAGAAGATTACGTAGTCAACCCTGATAAAAAAGGTAAGAAATGATGAACCCATATTTTGAGACAGATGCCCAACCCATGGAGCCGAGGTTTAAGTACTTCTACTCTTACTCTGTTTACAAGTCAGATTCTCCTATACGTGTTATGTTTGGGCATGGTGAAACGGAAAGCAACGCTACCCTTAGCTTTAGTGAGGTAATCCCAAGGATTAAGAAAAGTATCGAGGATGAAAATCCTACACCGATCGATTGGGACAGTTTAGCTTTCCATTTGATAGCGTTCAATCCCTTACCGTACTAACTACTTACCGCCAGCCTTGACTGTAACACCCACAGCAAGGCTGGGAAGATAGGTTTTAGGGTCTATTCCTCCGTCCCCACCTCCAGAGTTAGGGCGGATTTCAAAGTGTAAATGTGAGCCAAAGCTGTGCCCAGTATTACCCATTCTGCCCACCTCTTGCCCTTGCTTGACTATTTCACCGATACGGACGGCTGAGGAGGTCATATGGCAGTAGCGACTGATTAAGCCATTAGCGTGTTTTACGTCTACAAAGTTGCCGTATCCGCCAGCACACCCAAAGTCGCCAACTGAGCAACCGTTCTCAGCGTCCGTAACAGTTCCATCGTCCATAGCGTAAATGGGTGTACCTTCTGAGTTAGAAATATCCCAGCCAGCGTGTAGATGGTCACCGCGATTGTTATGGTACTCACCCGCACCTGGTACTGTACCGTCGCAAGGCATAACGAATGAGCCGGGAGACGTTCCAGCGATCGAGCCGCTAGCCGTTACCCCTGCGTTAGTCGCTGTAGTCGGGGCAGGTGTCAAGTCGATGACTTCGATAGGGCTGTAGATTTTCACCTCCGTGGTAGCGTCAAGACCCTTGTGAGCCACATGGTCTACTATCCATTTCCGGTTTAGGACAGTGCTAAATCCTGTAGTAGTGACCACATCTAGGGGCTTGAGATTGAGCAACGAGTTAGACGTGGGCAAGGTGATAGTAGCTGGTAAGCCTTTGACTCGTTTCTTCCGTGAGCGTTGCTGGGTCTGTACGGTATCATGACCCGGTGCAACCTTCCCAGTCGGTTTAGCAGTTGCCTTACCTGTGACGCTGGTATCTTTAACCTTATCAACATCTGGTAACTGAGGGGTAAGAGAGCCGCTAGGAGGGTCAATCTTTGCTTTGGGTTCCTCTTGTAGCAGAGCGCTGCTGTTGTCGGTCTTAGAGCCGTCTAGCGCCTCATCACGGAATACGGCGTTAACGACAGCACTTTTATCGAGTGTAACATTACTCTCAGTAGCTTGTGATAACGCCTTAACGGTAAGTGTGCCATTGTTATCACTGACAAAGTAGCCCGACTTTTGGCACTCTCGGATCAGTACGGCAAAATCGCTGATACCTTGCTGAGTAATGGCAGTATAGCTGATGTCAGTAGGTGCTTGCCAGTCTAGCTTTATGCCGTGACCTTTGGTAAGCTGTTCTGCAAAAGCTTTCAATGTTGTATCGGTTACAGTTCTAGAACGTTTACGTCTGTCCATTACGTAGCGGACGCTCTGACCCCCGATTGCGGTTGTCCCTTTTGCTGCGTCGTAAGACGTACTCTGATGGTAGTACTCGAAGTTGACACCTTCTATGGTGATGCTAATCTTGCTACCCTTCATCGGTGGGGACGGTTGAGCGGTAACAGCCCCTGCAACCGGTGGTGTGGTCTTAGCAGGTGGAGCGCCGTTAGTTTCAGCAATAAGCCCATCGATTTGAGGGTAGTAACCTTTGGCATAGTTTTCATATTCAGCTGGGTTAACGCCGCCGACACAACCCGCTCTAGCACCGTAGAAGTCTTGCTTATCTCCTAATACATATTGACTTAGTTTATCACCACGAGCGAACCAGCCATCTCGCAACCCTATAACCAGAGCAGCGAGTGCAACGTCGGGACGGTTGGCAAGGTTAGGGTCTGATACTACGTCAACCCCTGTCTTTTCTTTAACGGTGGTATAGCTGGCAACTCCGGTTACTTGGATAAGCCCGCGCCCCAAGTCCATAGTACCACCTTTGTCGTACCATTGTCCAGAGGATTTTTCGTTCATATTTTGCCCTAGTTCGGATTCACCCTTAGCCGTTGCGAGGGCGTAGGCTATTTGACCCTTATCGGTCACTCCGTTGGCTAGGCAATATTTGACGATCGCTAGTTCCCAGTCATGAGCTGACTTTGGCGTATCTGTAGGCGCTCCTGCCGTGTTGATGCCGCCCCCGACTTTGCCACCTGCTGCTGGTGTTGCGCTAGTAGATGTAACATTGGTTGCACCTGTGCCTTTGAGCTTTTGGATACCGCCTGTGAGCAAGGTATGGTTGATAAGTTCTGAGGCTATCTCTCCTTTAGGGTCTGCAACGGTGACCGAACAGGTAGAGGATAGCTCGTCTTGACCGATTGTAACAAGGTAGTCAATGAGGTTGTCACCCGTAGCAATGAGGCGCTTAAGGTTCTCGATTGTCACAAAACACTGTCGCATAAATACCTTATTGTGTTATAATGATTACAGTAGCCAATCGATGGAGTTCAGCAACTTTTGGGGGTCAATGTTGCCGTTAGCGTCAGCACCTGCGAGGATTTTAGTCACTGCCTGACTAGCCTGTTTGTAGATGTCGCTACCCTTGATACCTCCAAGGACTTTATCTATTTCACCGTTAGCCATTTTGAGGAGGTCATCCGATGTAGGGATTTTGATACCAAACTGACCAGCTACGCCCGCCGCCTGGTTAAAGGCTTTTATACCTATCTGGACTTGAGGCGGAAACAGGCTCGTGCTGAGTTGCGGGTTGAAGTCCAGAATCTTGCTAACACTACTTAGACTAGAAACAGAAGGAAGGCTGAAAAATGACATTAAAGAACCCCTCTATGAAAGAAATGCTAAAGCGCTTCGGCTGGGACGATGCAGACGCCTCCAACGATCTAGAGGCTATATATCTATCTTGGGTCTATGGGGTAAGTTTGGAGAAGCTTGCAACGGTGCTTGACACAACCACTAAGATATTGAGACGGTTGTTAGCTGCTAGATATGGGAGTCAAGCAACGTCTTTATTTTCTAAGAGTTTGCTGCGATCGCTGGCTGAAGACTACCCAAACGATAAAGTGGTTGAGGTGTTCATAAGGCGTCAGCTCCACTACAATGAGCCGCCTGTGAGCTATGTTGCAACAATGTCCCCGACGTTGCCAGTTAAGCCCATATTTGGAGGGATGCATCGGTCACAGAAAGGCATGAATAACATTTTGGCATACGACTCAAAGACCTGGATTAACAAAGACACTCTCGATCGCTTAGGAATACAGCCTAGCTGTGGACGCCGGATTACTCCAGTTTTTGACTACACCAACCATACTAAGGTTAGATATGAGTAACGACTTGAAACAGAGATATAAAGAGCTAGCTAAGAGGCTTACCGAGTTTGAGCTAGAACCAGACCAGCTGATTGCAAAGCTCATTGAGGTTCGCAACTTAGCAATACTTGCCACGGAGGAACGCATCAACCCTAAGATGGATGAACCCGTAGAAGTCAAAGTACGGAACTTACCCGTGGCGTTGGCTTGCGTCAAGACGATGATAGAGCTAGCTAAGGATATCAGAGATGCGGCGTCCGATGACTTACAGCGTGAGGAAGTGCGTTACGAGCTAGTCCAAAGTTGGGTTGAGCCTGAGTCCGATTGGTGTGATAACAATGCCACCAAGGAAGCTGACAATGCCTAGGTTGATGATGCCTCATCCGGCACAACAGAAAATCCTTAGAGCCTTTGGTCACCCTAGAGCGCCTGCACACTTGCAGCTAAGATGTGGTAGACGTTTTGGTAAATCTAGCCTTTCTAAGTATGCAGCGTTGAAAGTAGCGCTCGATTTCCCATCCTGGTCAATGCTGAGAATGGGTAGTGAGTTGCTACTGAGCGATCGCCCTATGCCTTCAACGGTCATGATAGGTTGCCCAACCAAGGTGCAGGCTAGAGATTTGTATTGGGATTCTCTGTTGCAAGATTTAGACGGCAACCCTCTGGTTAAGAAAACCAACTCAACATCCCTCACGGTAACCTTTTACGGCAATAGACCGCGCATCAAGTTGACAGGTGCTAATGATAAGAACGGGGAAGGGATGCGAGGATCTGAGATTGTCGCGGGACTCTTCGATGAGTTCCAAGACTGGGCTTGGGACAGTTACGAGAAAGTGTGTATTCCGGCGATGGCATCCGTCACGGGTAGCCAATGTATCATTGCTGGAACGCCAAAGGGTAAAGCTCGTAACCCGATGTACCGAATATATCTGTTATCACAAAGTCATCCCCAGCGATACCACTCTTGGCATTTCTTCACCAAGGATAATCCGACTATAGATAGGTTGGAAATAGCTAACGCTAAGGCTACCATGTCGGCTAGGGAATACAGGGAGGAGTTTGAGGCACAGTTCGAGGACTTTCCAGGCAGAATCTGGGAAGAGTTAGAAGTTGATACTCTCACCAATGTTCCACCCTTGGGGGGTCAAAACGTTATGGGGTTCGATATGGGTGACGTTAACCCGTGTGCTACGGTGTGGAATGTTTCAGCTATGAACGTCTGGACATACCTAGACGGTTGGCAACCTAAAGGTGATCGCCCAGTCACGTTCATTGAGCAACGTAACATTTTAGAGGAACTAACCCGACAATACGACACTCGTGCTACTGTCTGCGACCCGTCCCGCCCTGCCCAGATTTTAGAGTTGCGAGAGTTGGGGCGCGAGAAAGGACTCGAAGGACTTATCAACTCAGTAGAAGGTGAAAACTCCATCAAGGAGGGGAACACCTACGTTCACTCTATTATACATCAAAATAACCTGAAGATTCTAGACTTGCCAGATCACCAACAGTTGAGAGGTGTTGACGTGTTTGACAGGTTCACATCCTATCATCGTAAAAAGGATAGAGATGGCAACTTTCTTGATGAGGTTGCACCTGGTCAGGATGATCATTGTTGCGATGCCAGCCGATACCCGATTTACACACTAGGAGAGAAGTACAAATGGTAACCGACTTACGTGATAACAAGTACTCTGTGAGAAAAATCACAACGTTGCTAGAACAGCATCCGGACTATCGTAGAAAGTTGCAATCGTGGAGAGCGTTGTCAGACATCCATCAAGGCAGCGGTGCGGTAATGGCAAACATCAAAAAGTACTTACCAGCGAAGCCGTCCGAGGATGTCAAGGTGTACCAGGCTAGGCTGGAGAATGCTTCTTACAGTCCTATTCTGGCTAACACATTCCGTGAAACCATTAATAAGCTCGTTAGCGCGCCTATCCACGTTAAGGGAGGTGATACACCTTATTGGCTTAATATACGTCAAAAGCTAGACGGGGAAACATTGGATGAGAAAGGATTCATAGAGAACATTTTCACGTACCTGCTTTATTATGGCGTATTCTATGCTGCAACATATCGACCGACGCTAGTGGTGCAACCCAGTAACGGCGCGGACGATGATGCCTTGCTAGCTAATGGATACCAGAGCAGGATTAAGATTTTGCACCCATTGAACGTCATAAACCATGGCATTGATTGGGTACTTTGTCAGGATATCTATAAAGACCAGCAACCATTAGAGGAAGCTCAGACACGGGCGCGGTGGACTTTATATGCTCCATACGTTACATGGGTTTATGACGTTGAAGCTAAGTCAGAGGGTGACCTCTTAACCCATATTAAACGAGCGGGTGAATGGGTGTCAATACGTGATCCAGAACTAACCGTGCAGGGTGTTCCAACGTTTCATGGTTTAGAGCGTTGTCCTGTTGTGACAATGCAGCTTGAGGCACATCATTGGGCTGGCGACCTTGGCTACATCCAGCAGCTTAGGCACTTGAGGATTGAGAGTCAGCTTAACGAGACAGGCACGATCGCTGGGACAGTCGTCCGAGTGTTTACGCCTACGCCGCCAATAGAGGAAACGGCTAAGACGCTGCTACGGCGTGAGAACCATGAGGATAACCCAGCGCTGAAAATGCCAGGGGCACATACCTTGGTAGGTAATGATTACAAGTTTGTGGAAAGCTCTGGAGTCGCTATCGGGAAGTTGCTGGATCTGCTGGATAAGATTGAACGTTATATCAGAGCAGTGGGTAGCCTTGACTTTAAGAATGCCGATGCAGGTAAACAAAGCTCTGAGGCGAAACAGACCGACATGAGCCTGCTAGAGAATGAGATGATGTTCTTAGGGGCTAAAGCAATCCTTATCTATCAGGACACACTCGATCGGCTTAGTGATTTAGACGCCCAACCAAGGGCAACGGCTGAGGGGTTGCAGAACTACGGCGTCAACAACATTAGTGTGATGCTCGGTCAATCGGTCTTAATGGAGAGCGTTGCCAAGAGGTTACCGCCAGTTGCTTTAAGGCTATGGTACACCAGGATTGCGACGCTGATGACGGGGCAAACCTTTGGGGAGGTAGAAAGTATACTCCAAAAAGAAGTTGAGGACATCTACTCAAAACCCCTTGAGATACCTCTGCTACCGCCTCCAACAGCACCTACCCACGATAGCCGAGTTGATATATAGCTACCATAAAACAAGCCCCTAGAATCGCTCTAGGGGCTTTACGTTTAGTAAGGGTCAAAGCTGCTAACCTTGACCCTTACTAAACCAATCTATCTGCGTAACGTTTCAGCTGTCGGGCGTTGCATCAGGGTAGGGAAATCCTTAGGTAGTGTCTGACCTAGTAGTATTAGGTTGAATGCTATCATGAAACCACAGAGAACCATTATCATGCAGGACTGGCGACGGTTGTGCTTTTCAATCTCTTCTATGACAAAGTTGAGATGCGCTTGAGTTCGCTTAGTTTCCTTATAGCAGGAGGTGGCTGTATCGATTGCATCGTTGGCGAGGTCTAGAGCTTCATTGTAGTAGTCGGCTTTATCGCTGGAAGGGTAGACGTAAGGCAAAGGGTTTGACGGGGTGATTTTGGGTAGTTGTGTCATTTTGGTTTATCTTAGGTTAAATGGTTGGTTAGAAGCTGTTGCGACCGCTGCCACGATTGTCATCTCCATCAGGAAGATTGTTTAGAGCCTGGATTAGTTGAGCTTTATTCATTTTTGAGTACCCTCTGAGGTGTGCTTTACGAGCAACGTTTTTCAGGAAAGCTGTAGTGTCATTATCGGTATACAAAGGGTAAAGCGGGGCAACTATAGGCTCTTTAAGATTCAAGACTGAGAAGTTGGCGACTATACCATCGATTATGGTTTTAGCGGGGTAGTATTCGGGGATGATGGGAACGGGTTCTGTTATCACAGAGTAGTTGGGTTCTTGAACGGTGCATACTACTTCATCATCTGAAACTAACCAAGAGTC